ATTCTTCCGATTTAGTTGCTTCTAGGATAGTCGTTACGCTGGGAACTTTGAACCCGTCGGGAGTGACGTATCTACGAGAACCGTCAATATTTACTTTGTTTAATTGTTGATACGGGAACTTGTTTGTTATTGCCATGTGTTACTATATCACACCCAGATAAAGAATCAACTGAATTGGTTAAGTTTTCATGGCTCGCTTAGCCATATTTGCAACGATCTTATCGTTGTCCGGAGTGGCTGGTCTATCGACAGTGGTTTCTTGTTGACCTTTAAATACTACTCGGTCACCTTGTATATTTGTAATCAAATCTTTGAGGGGAGGAATCTCGATCATATCATAGAGATCATTGACATCCAGAATGACATCATACTCTTGGAAGTAATCCAAAAGGTCATCAACGGTATGATCATCACCGATCAGACCGTTGTCCAAATCATTTTTCAATTGATTGGTGATAGCGACCATCTTCACCGCTTCAATGTTATTTTCGTCAAATTCAAAGAGACGCATTATTATCTCTTTGCGCGACCAACATTACCTGTCTGCATGTCTAGTTCTTCTTCTGGAGCAGGAGGAAGCTCTTCTGGAACAGGAGGAAGACCAGCCATTTCATCTGCATCTACATCTGCGTCTACTGCTGCGTCTACATCCATCATGTCTTCTGCACTATCTAGACCAGCATCGAAACCAGTGTTGGCTTGACCGGTGATGCTGTTCAATGCATCGTTTAGTGTGTTCTTGGTTTCTAATAGTGCAGTGTTGAGAGAAGAAAGTGAGCCTGACACTTGACTGTTGAACTGTGTGCTTTCGTTAGCACCGATTTCTGATTGGATTGAATCGACAAGAGCAGGAAGTTCCTTGACGAGCATGTCGTTAACATCTTCGTACATCTTCTGAACTGTGTCGACCAAATCTTGAGCAGCAAGAATAACCTGTGACTTTTCTACTTCTTCGTTTTCAAAAACAATGCGAGGAGCCTTGATAGTTCTAAGATGCTGAGTTAGAGCCTGTTCCATGAACAACGCCTTCAGATATGCAGGGTTATTCTGAGTCTCATAGAAGTTTGATGACTTCTTTGATTCCTTGAGCAAGTTAGTTACTTTTTTGAGCATAGAACGGGTCTGTGCACCGTCCAACGCAGATACATCAACTCTAAGGGAGAAGCTTTCCTTCAGTGCCCTTGCTGCAACGTTCTTATTTTCTAAATCATTAAGTTTCATGGTTAGCTCTTCCGTTTTGATTAAGTATTTATCACCGACAACTAAATTTTGTTTAGTTGGTTCGATTAAAATTTCTATTTTGGATCATCTTAGAACTATTTATATAAGATTTGATCTCATTTAGTATTTGCTTTCTCTTTCGAGTATCTTCTTGCAGTTTGGTCACGTAAATCCATCTGGAATCTCTCCCTAAATGCTTACGCAACATTTGTCTATGTACTAGCAAGTCAGTGTAAACACTAGACAACTGCAAGTCTAGAGCTTGCACCCGTTTAGCTTCTCGCATCTTTCCCGCATGGTGTAAGGTGCACCATGCTACCGCATTGCGTATAGTTTCAAACTCAACTGAGATGTCCTTACTAAAAACTTTAAACCATCCTTGTTTGGTCGGCACAACGGTGTATTTTCCAAACAGAGAATATCTACCAGTTTGGTCCTTAGTAATCAATACTTCTTTAAGATCAGACTTCAACTCGTCTTCAAAAAATTGATTTAGCTTGATTTCAGTTCTCATTACATTACCTCAAAATAAATGTTTTTTAGCTCTTCGGTAGTATCCATGTAAGCAGGTAAGTTATCTGCATGGTTTGGACAGAGTATCATGGGAACACCGTTACAGTCATTGTATAGTGATCCTAAAGATTCTGTACCTTTATCAAATACGCTAGTGTGTTGAACTTCAAATTCAAACTTCCAGCAATAGCTAATGGTATCTTCATTTGGTGTATAGAGAAATCCAAAGAGATTGAATTCATGATCGGTCATCTCTATTCTAGTAGGGAACCTAACAACTTCAGGCTGAGAACGCATAGAAACCACCTGCAGTATAGTATCAAAGTTGCACTGGGTATTACGTTTTTGTAACCATCCCTCAATGTCATCCTGATTTGGTCTGGAACGATTCATCACCCCTGTCTGGGTTATGTCAAAAAGTGTATAACAACATAAGCGATGCATGTTAGTATTTAGAGCCAAAAAAAAACCCGGGATTTAATTCCCGGGTTTTCATTTATCGCCTATACTAACTATTAGTTAGTGAAAGTTGCGGTAGCTGTACCAGTTACTACGTTTGCAGTACCAGCTGCTGTCAATGCTGTGCGGATAGCAGCAACGACGTTAGCGTTTGCACCGAGTGAGTTGTCGATTGCCCATGCACCAGTTGGGTAAACAGCGAATGCAACAGTGTCAGGACCAGCAGTTGTGAACTCATAGATATAGACAGTTGCAAGTTGCTGAACAGTTTGAACGATTGTGTTAACCTGTGCACCAGAGAATGCACCGGAAGCTGCTGCTGTAATCGTGAAGAAGTCGAGCTTCGGACCCTGCGGCTGGACAGATGCGCCAGAAGTTACTGCGTTTAGGCCTGAGTTAGTGTAAGCTGCTGCGTCTAAACGTAGAACTGGTAGATAGTCACCGTTTGTTTTTGTAAATTGTGCCATTGTAATATTCCTTTAAAAATGTGAGATCAGTGTCTCATACATTTATTTATGCTAGGAAGAAAAAAAGTCGGTTTTAGGTGCTAACCGCTATGGTTTACTGTTATATTTCTTTGCTAGGTTTGGATTATTCTTAAGAATCTGCTTAAGCTGTTCTTCTGCATCAGTGTTGCCGCCGCCGGCCAAAACATCGATCATTGATCTTGATCGGTTTGCAGTATTTGTAGGTTGTTCCCCTGCAGGTATTTTTGCGTTCTTTACACCTTTTGGCAACGATGAACTTGCGTTCGAATATGCATATGCTGCTCTAGCTAACTGTCGAATAGCTCCCTTCCAGTTGCCATTTGGATAACTAGTTTCGATTGCGTTAACCAAAGATTGAACTTGAGGTTTTCTTCCCTGCCAGTTAACTCCATACATCCATTTCCCAAACCAAGCCATCATAAAGCTAGAAATCCGCTCAGCACCTTCGACCGGTTGCTTATTTCCAAATAGTTCAGCTACGATGCTTTCAAACACCTGATCCATCTTTTTGAATTCAGGTGTTGTAACTGGGATTGGATTGCAGCGACTAAGGAGAACACCTGAATTGCCAGGGCCTTCATAAAGACGAGTTCGAAGACCTAGGTTATCCCATGTTAGGCCGTGTTCGCTGAGCATGTTAGTGATTGCACGATAAACGCTCTGAGTCAAGGGTCTGTCACCAGCCTTGCTTTTTGCCTTCCAAGTTGAGGTAAGATTGCTTACGTTATACCCGTCGTTGGCAAGCTTAAGAATCTCGTTTGCAGCATATATTCCGCTTTCTTTATCACCCTTAGCTAGCTTCTCCATATCACTGTTTAGTTTCACAACAAGATCGTTAGGAAGAGGCTGGGCGTTGGGCTTTGGTTGAAGCCGACGAATTTGACCCTTAAGATTTTCATAAGGATCAGTCGAGGCTGCATTCTTTTTCTTTTCAACAGGATCAGTCTTTTTCTTTTCAGCAGGGGCAGCCGTACCCGGAACAACTACACCGGATTTAACTGCATTTTGCAAGGAAGCAATTCCATCAGCAACAAATTCTTTAATAAAAATGTCTTTGGCTAGTTGAGCTTTAGTAGTCATCCCTGGATTGAACGCGCTTTTGATTCCGGCCGAGACCTCGCCGGGGGCAGCACCGAGCAGAGTATCAAGAAACCCCTCATTAAGCTGTGGCTGGGGATTTTTGAGTTCATCAATCTTCATGTTTTTTCCTCAAGCTCTTAGAAAATCTTGCTTGATCCTTACTCTTGATTGCACTTAAAAGCTTCTTTTCAAGAAGCTCGGCCTTTTCAGAAGAATAATGTTTTTGCATCAACTCAATAAGATGAATTGCACTGGCAATGACATTCGACGCCCGGCTCTCAATGACATGGGAAATATCACGAGTATCACCGTACGCTTGTAGTTCTTCTAAAAGGCTCTTAGTCTTTTTTTGCATAGTTTAAGGATCCTATAGTCTTATTTAGTCTAAGAACTTGAAATTATTTCTTTAGGGAGTTCAATAATGACTTGAGTTTAGCTGATTGTGCATCTACAGCTACTGGTCTTTCTGTCTGGTCTATCGCGCCCTGCACAGCATCGTTCACTGATCCTACCTGACTAGTAGTCCTGATCTTATCCATTATTTGAGATGGGGTTGCTTGAGTGTTCTTGTCGCCATCCGGATCATCATCAGTGATACGCATCGTTTCGATGTTATACTCTAGATCAATCTTCATACCGACACCCGTAGAACTACGAGACTTCATACACTGAATCTGATACTTACCTCTCTCCTTCATAGAGCGTGAAGTAAAGATGCCGAACACATAGTCAGCAGTATTGATCTTAGAGATACCACCTGCGATGTGACTGTGATCGAATTCGATTTCTTCTACTGCTGAACGATTCAACTGAGATGCAGTAATCATCAGCACACCCAACTCTTTAGAAAGATTGCGGAGTTCTTCTGAAACATACTTGTCCTTGATGAACTGATCACTTGGATTGACCTTGATGCTTACCGGCATGACCAGATCAAGATAGTCAATCATCACAAAGTCAATCTTGATGCCAGTCTGAATCTGTACTTCCTTGATGTATGCACGAATCGCATTCACGTTTGACTGTGCAGGGAGACCCTTGACCCGATACTGACCCATCTTCTTGCCAGCCATCTTGACCTTCAATTCAGCATCATCAAGGTTCTTACGAATATCCTTCGTACTCATACTTGTAAGCATGGCGTCAGTACGCAGAGAAGTCAATTCTTCTGAAAGTTCTAGAGTCACATAGACTCCACTCAGCCCTTGCTTCAACCAGTTGAGTGCGATGTTCATCATGACCAGCGACTTACCAGAACCTGAACCACCTGCAAAGATGTTCAGTTCACCGCGGGACATGCCTCCATACATGACACGGTCAAGCTGCGGCCAGCCAGTTGACACCTGCCCGCCCTGATTGAAGTACTTGTTAAGACGTTCTTTAGGATCAGCAAAGTAGTCTGTACCCATGTCACGTTGTAGCGAGATTTGAACTGCGTCCTTGATCAGCTTCTCAACTGGGTCGAAGTCACCCTTCTCAAGCAAGTCTGCTGCTTTGAGAATAGCTCGTTCAAGCTCCTGACGTTTAGTGAACTGTTCAAATTCTTCTAAGAACCAGTCATAGTGCCCTTCATCAAGCTCGGGGATAGCTTCAACTTCGACTCCAGTTGTCGCTTTGATCTGGATTGGGTCGGGCATAATACTATATTTTGTAGTATGCTCTACCATAAACTCCGCGACTGGACGAAGCGTTCTATCAAAGTTTTCCGCATTCATGATGTTCATAACACGAGTATACAACTCCGCATTAGTTACCATCATCCTCAAGAATAACGCCTGTACGTCGGAATTATATTCTTTTATCAAGTTTGGCCCTCGCTATCTGAATCTTAATCTTGCTGCTTGTCGCTGCCTGCAATATACTTAGCAGCGTCGGAAGTCTGCCGTATTTTACAACAGCGTCGTTGACATCTTTTACGTCTGGATCCCAGTTTGGGATGCTTACTTGAAAGCCCAATTCCAAAGCATGATCACATATTGCTAGCCCGGTCTTATCCTGGTCAGGAACAACTATGATCGTCTTGTTTAGGCTTTTTAATAAGTCAGCTTGTGTCTCACCTATCGTATTCGTAGTCAACGCACACCCGTTGATGCTCAGTGCATCAAATATACCTTCTACAACTATGCAGCACTCCCACTCTGGCTTCTGAAAGTCATAGCCGAATAGGTAACCGGACTGCTGATCCGTTATGAATTTCGGGGTACGGTTGTCTAGATACCTGCTCGTGCTTCCTACTATCTTATTGTTGAACGTGAATGGCACGATGACTCTATTAGAGTTCCTGCCTTCTTCATTCGGCGTAACCATATAGGGATAGTCGGCGTAATTTAACCCACGCGCCGCTAGATAATCTATGAATACTTTATGATCAGGATTGTTCGCATCGATTAGGTCAGCCTCAGGAAGTTCTGCATCTTCAAACTTGACCTTCTTCTTTTGTTTGATCACCCTAGTCAAGTCTAACAAGTCTTTGTGTTGCAGACTCGCTAGGTTCCACTTGTTTATCTGGCTCTCATCGACATCTATCCATTTCAACAGCAGCTTAGTGTTGACGGTAAGTTGTCTGCCTAAAGCGAAGCCGCACTTGAAGTTGCAGTTGAAGCAGTGATAAGACCAGTTTTCTCCGTTCGACTTGACTCCGCCGCGCATACGCTTATCTTACTTA